GCTTTTACCGATATTTGTTGCAAGTGTGTCATATTTTCCTGAAATATTGCTTGTAGTATCACTTACATTAGACTGTAATCCGCTAAGTGTATCTCCAATTCTTCCAGAATTGCTAGAAACAGTATTCAACATACTTGAGAAGTCTGAAGTAGTTGTGCTGTCCATATTACCGAAAGCCGTATCTACAGAGTTCTGCGTTGACGTTGCCATATCTTGAACTGCGCCAGTAGCAACATTTGTTTTTGAATCAATTGTGCTATAGATATTACTCCAACTTGTATTTGTCGTGCTTTCGATATTGCTAAATGACGTAGACACGGATTGTTGTGTCTTACTTGCCATATCGCTTACGCTTTTATTAATTTTATCTGACTTGTCGGATACTTCTTCTGAAGTTCCGGTGAATTTTCCTTTAATCCAACCACATATATTTCCAATAGAGTCAAAAATCGTGCTTGCAAATGAAACAATACCTTCACCAATAGCAGTAATGATTGTCTTACCAATTCCAATCCAATCGACAGAAGCGAAAGCATCAATAATTGATGTAAAGATTTGTGGAAGTGAAGCAAGCAAAATTGGGATAGCCTGGATAAGTCCACTAGCTAATGCCACAATCACTTGAATACCGCCTTCAATAATAGTAGGTAAGTTATTCAAGATAGC